CATCTCAATCTGGCGAATCTCCATTTGTTCTTGTCTCCAACGCTCTATCCTTGCTCTACGAATCATCTCCGATCTCGCCCACTCTTGCTCTTGCTCAATTTTTGCATACATCTTCAAGAATCTGCTATACAAGTCCTTCAACTCAGGGGGCGCATACACCATCGCCTCCCTAACTTGCTCCATAAGTTTCTCAAGTTGCAACTCAATTAGAGTCCTCTCAATCGCTTTCTTGCTACTATTTTGGTCAGGATCATAGACATTCTTTGATTCTTCCTCTAGCGACCGATAGTAATTGTTGATTTGCTGTTGTGTATCGAATAAAAGACCAAGTTTCTCACCAATGTCCTTAATGAGTAAGAGTTCCATCTCCTCATAAGACTGTTGCTTCTTAGCGGCAACCTTCGCTTTCGCCAGAGGCTTGGGGGCTGATTGCCTTGACATCTGCAAGGACACCTTCAACTGTCTTCTTAGCACCTTCAAGTTCCATTCGCCCCTCATGGAGCATTGCACAGCCTTGCTTAATAAAGCCAACTGCACCTTGTGCCAACATGAGGAGAGAAAAAGGATCAATGGGTTACTCCTGTGGCTGTGGGTTAGCCAAGGTAGTTCCTAGCAAGCCTGAATAGCCAAAGTTAGGTTGCTGTGATGGAGTAGCACCAGATGCTATCTGTTTAACTGCCAAATTTGCCGCTCTTCTACGCATTACACTTTGTAGAGTGTCAGCCGTTAGACCTGCTCCAGCCATTCCTAATGCGGTAGGAAGACTTTGTGTGCCAACCGCACCCATTATTCCTCCAGTAACAAGTTTTGCTCTAAGTGGGCTAAATTGTCCAACAAACGACAATACTGGATCAAGTGAGCCGCCTTTTGCAACAGACTTAATCACATTTTGCTCAGACTCAGAAAACAAGTTCATTTTGTTTTTGCTTGCCGCAATATTGATAAACCCTCTGCGAATCAACTCACTCTCAGAAGCCTTTGGATCAGCAAGTTTGGCATTAACAACATCAAGTGCGTCTTGAAGAACCTCGGCACGACCTTGGTTACGCCAGTCTTTTCTTGCAGACATTACGCTTTTAACCGCCTCATCAAGTTTTCCAGTACTTGCAAATACATCGCTACCATTTAATTTGGTGATGTACTCGTCCACAGAGCCAATCATTACATTGCCAAGCCGTCTAGTATTTGGGTCAGTATCGCTACGCAAGTTGTTAGCCATTTTGCGTAATTCCTCTAATTTAGGAAAAGACACAAACCTATTGCCAACAATATCTCGCATTTTTGATAATGTATTGGCTACCTTTGGATCATTTTGAGGAATATATTGATTTGAATTGAGATTTGCTTCAATGTCATCAACCATTCCAAGAACACTTTTTGGCTTGATATAAACACCAGCCTGTTCCATAGCGTTATATGAACGTGTAGCATTTTGACGAACCTCGTCCATTGTGTAGAGTCTTGGTGCTTTACCACCTGTTGCCATGCCAGCAATATCTGCTGTTTTTGCACCTACTTTTGCACCAACACCCATAGCGGCAATCGTAGCCGCAAAGTCGCTTCCTGCTTCTCCAAGAACGCCAACAGTTGCTTCTTTAGTTGCTTCAGCCACAGGTTGAGCCACTAAACCAGCCATACCAGATGCAGGTATTTGTTGTGCAAGATTAGCCGCCAATGCAGGGACTTTAGGAGCAAGTGCCGCTACTGTGCCTGTACCCATCATTGCTTGCGTACCAGTTTGAACTGCTCTTTCAAGCATACCTTGAGGCTCTGGCAAACCAGCCTTGGTTAACATTTGACTTTGGGCTTGAGCAACAGAAGGCAATCTACTTTCAGAACCAACTATATTTGCACCAAGGTTGTACGCACTACGCAAACCCTCTAAAGTAACTGTTGCAGGCGCAGTTAAACCTTCATAAGCCGCACGACCAAACAGACCCGCTTGACGACCCAATTCCTGCATCATAGAAGGCTGTTGTGTAGGCTGTGCAACAGGCATAGATGGCTTAATAGATGATGCAATTTCATCTATTTCGTCTTCAGACAATGGAGTTTCAGTTACAACTGTCTTACCTTCAATAAGATATTTAGGCATTATTTACTCCGTTATTGCATGATTTGGTACTTAGTACCTTTTTTAGTTTGACCACTTACAGATTCTTCTGCTTTTAACTCAGGATTCAAACCAGAGAACCTACTTTTTTGTGGAGCAACATCAGATGGCGCAAGTCCAGGCACTTCAGGCTTCTTAGGTTGCGTTGCTTTAACACGCTCTTCTGCCCTTACAGTTTTACTTTCAAGTTGTTTCAATAACCTTGTATATGTTTTATCAACTTTATCAAGATCATCCGCAAATGATTTAGATTGTGGGTCAAGTTTGGCAATAGTGCTTTGCAAAGCCTCAAACTCATTACGAGTAACTTGTCCAAGACCAGATGCACCAGTTTTACTAGCCTCTTTCAAAGCAGTAAGTTGAGACAAGGACAAGTTGGCTTTTATGCTATCTAAATTGTTTTGAAGCGTTTTTGCTTCTGTTAATGGCAATACAGATAAGAAACTTCCATATCCTGTTGTGTAGCCACTAATCAACTTTTTAGTTTCACCAATAACATCCTTAATGTCTTTCGTTCGGCTAGTCAATTCGTTTAAGGCTTCTGCTTGAGAAACCTTTGCTTCTTGAGATTCAGGAGTTTGAATGGTAGTAACACCACCAGCAGTTCCTGTTGTCTCAGCAAGTTTCAAGTATTTAGCAACATTCGGGGCGGCTAAACCAATGTTTAACGGATCAATTGTGGTTAGTTCGCCTGTTGTGTTATCACGGAATATTTTTGGCTTTAGTTCTTGAGCAACTTGATATCTCAAAGCACTTTCTTGCGTTGCACTTAGTGGTCTACCTTCTTTTAAAGCAACATCTGCTTCTGAAATCAACTTGCGATTACGCTCAGAGGATGTAGTTGCCATCTGATATTCATTGGCTTTCTTAGCCTGTGCTTCACGCAAACCAATAGTTGCTTGAGATTCAGCACGTTTTTGAGCAACCTCTGCTAAACCATAAGCACCTTGCATATCACCAATTTGGGCAAGTCTTGCAGATGCGGCTTGTAGGGCTTCTGGATTATTTAAATCAATACCTTGAATCACAGCATTTCGTGCGCTTATGAGTTTTAACTGTGGGTCTTCAGCACCCAAAGCACCACCAATGCCACGACCTAGTTGTGCGGCAGAAGCATAAAGACCTTGGGGTGTACCAAATGATTGACCTTCTCTTAATGATTGCTCATATTGCTGTCTCTCATATGATTGAGGAGTAATTCCAAACAATCCACCTACGATATCTGTTGCCATGATTACTCCTTAAAAGTTTGCGTAGCCAAGCGGCACATAGTTACCATAGGGGTCTATTGTTGGTGACATCATCCCTTGACTTGTTATTCCACCTGTTGTTGGTGCGGTAGAGCCAAAGTATGACCCTAAACCTTGTGCCAACAATGATGTTGGACTACTTAATCCACCAAGAACTGTTGCATATGGGTTAGTAGTATTAGCCGCAGACAAGCCTATGGCATTGCCATAAACATTGCCTTGTATACCTAGTTGACCTGCCCTTGCACCAGCCGCAGATGATTGTTGGGCAAGTCCTTGGCTTAGAGTAAATGGTTGTTGTGCCATAGTCTCTAACTTACCAGCCTCACCAAACAAACCTGTACCAAAGGTAACTTGTTGTTGACCCGCTTGTTGTGCTTGTGCCGCCAACTGAGCATCTTGTTGTGCTAAAGCGTTGTAATAGGCTTCTAATTCAGGATTAGCACCCATCAAACCTTGTGCGCCACTTGGACGCAAACCAGTTGAACCTACTGACAAACCACCACGACCTGTTTGGAATTGTTGGTTTCTAATGCCAGCCAACTGTCTTTGACGGCTAGGATCAAGCAAGTCATATTGCTTAGATATATATTGTTGAGCAACCTCTTCAGGAGACTGCGCTAAATAACTAGCACCAAGTCCCAATAAACGATTTTGGGCAGAAGTGATCTCAGGTGCGGCTGTATACCCTGCACTTGTTAATTGACCAGTAGTTGGGTCAATTTGGAACTGAGATGTGCCAAAACGAGTAGTTGTTCCAACGGGTCTAAACTGTGAACCAGCAACCGCTTGTTGTGTCGCTTGACCTATTCTTGCTTGTGCTTGCTGTGCCGCTTCTCTATCCGCTTGCAACTGCATTAAGTTAGCGGCAGTTCCCAAACCGCCTTGAACAATGCCCTTTTGACTTAGGAAGTTCATTGCGCTTTGAGCCGCACTACCACCAGCCGATAATGCTCGTCTAAGATATGCTTGTGTAGCCGCATCTAAAGTAGAAGGTGTCCCAAGGTCACTTGTATAAGTTTGGGGAATTAGGGCATCAATTTGTTCTTGGGTATAAGGCGCACTACCTGTATCGTAGAAACCCTCGCCACCAGTTATGTCCTGTGCAGGGATTGTGGTTGGCGAAAATAATCCACTTGTTGTGTCAAAAGCGTCACCGCCACCATAATATGTGTAATCATCAACTGCCATGTTATTTGCTCCCGTTGTTCCTTGTCCTGAAGTTCCACCAGAACTTAATAAAGTAGATGGTGTTACTTGGCTTATTGCACCACTTGTTAATCCACCCGTTAATGCTTGCTCTGGCGTTGCGCCACTCAATAATCCACCAGTAGTTCCACTAGCCACATTGCCCGCTAAAGTAGAGCCTGTTTCTGCGCCTACTGCACCACCAACCTGACCAGCGGCTTGGCTAATAGCATAGTTTTTAGCAACATCTTCAAGACTTGCACCTTTATCTAATGCAACTGCCGCTTGAGCCGCTGATACATAAGGAGTCGCTTGTCCTGCTGTTGCAACATTTATAACAGTTGCCCAACCGCCTGGGATTTCTTGATTTACTGTGTCATCAACATCAGCCAAAGTCTCTGATGCACTTTCAACAATATTGCCTGGTGCTTCTATGATCTCGTTAATAATTCCACCACCACCACCTTGGGGCTGAATTCTTCTGTCTCCCACATGGCGAAACGCACGAATGGGGAGGTCTGGTATACCTAATAAAGCAAGACTATTTCTCATATATTTGCCTTCCAGTTGTACTGTGGCAAGTCAGATGCTTGTACATCCAAACCAAGACGTTTCATCAGTTCAACAATTCCTTTGTTATCTGCTTTCCCGTAGACAGTCTTAATGCCTAACGCCTTGCCTCTCCTGACAAAGCCAATAACAGCCCTAGCCAATGTCGTAGGATTGTCTTCAGTAAACAAATGAATTTCTGCTGATGTTGGGTTAATCTTACGCACCAAAAGAACAGAGTCATTCTCTTGCATCAAAATACCAGACTTGTTTTTGACAGACTGATTTACAGCAAGTAACGCCCTATTAGGGTCAATTTTGCGTTTGACCGCATCTGCTTTTATGATTTCTGATGCTTTCATTACATTGATCCATTCGCAATAATGTTGCCAATCACAGTCAAGTTACCAGAGGCATCAATCTTTGCCACAGGCGTTGCTATATTGTAGATATACAAGACATTAGATGCTTCAACAAACGAGAAGTTCGTAAATGTTCCATCTGCCTTTGAAGCAATAGCAGTTTGGATATTAGTAAACTCTGTGTCGATTTCAGTACCTTTGACAACCTTGGAAGCATTGCCTGACGCAAGCGCATCTTTAGCCGCAAAGTTGGTGGTTTTCGTGTAATTTGCCATGTTTATTCCTTACCCAAGTTTTCCGTTTTTAGCCTGAATCTCAATCTTTTGGATACTGATAGCCGAGCCATTGATTTCAATCTCATAAGCCGTTTGCACAACCTTGCCAAATCCAGACGCTTGACCAATCAAAGTTCCAATCTGTATGCCTGTTGAATAGTATGCTACTGGACTACCATTTGCACCATATTCAGCAATTCCATACTCTGCAATTGTTGAAATAGGAATTTGCGCCTGCGTTGCATAATATTGACCTGAAAAGTCATAAGACCATTTGATTGTCAATATTTGGTTAGTTCCACCAATAACAACAACCGAAATCTTCTTTAGGATTGATGTAATGTTCTGATCACCAAGGTCAGCATAGTTTGTGTAATACTGAAAACGATAGGTAGAAGCATGGTCAAGATATGTCCCATACTTACCAACATACCCATTCTTACCAATCAGTAAATCACCATTTCTGCGAGACAAAAGAGCAGTTGGCTCAATAGAATCCCAAGTTGTTACCCTTGATGAACCATCCTGTAACTGAGCCTTTGTATCAAATACATAGACTTGTTTTGCAACAGGAAGGGTTAAAAGATAAAAAGCATTAACTTCTGAATAAACAGCCTTAATGTTTGCCAATGTCTCTGATGCAACATAATTCATCAAATCATTACGAACATTCTTAGACAAGTCACGCAAAGGTGCAGACTTCTCTTGAATAGTACGCATCAAACTACGCACACCTGAGTTAGACAAGAAAACAATGTCTGAACCAGTAGAAACTATGGAATCCCTTGATAAACAACCAATGTTGCCTATGGTGTCAGCCAATGACATTGTGGAAGGGGTTGTTGCCCCTTGATAGACTAATATCTGACGTTTACCAAAGATAACCAAGTAATTATTGTGTGCGCCCAACCCCATGATCTGATCTGCACCATTAGCCCAAACCCTAGAAACATCAAGAGTTCCAGATGTTCCAGCAGTCCAGTTATGCCCTGCCAACAAGTCAGAGAAACTAATCGTTACATTGTCTGCCGTAGTATCAGCCACCCACAAGCGACCAAAAGCAGAGATCACAATGTTTCCCAAAGGAACTGTGCCTGTATATCCCGTCTTCTCAGACACACGCCTATAAGTAGTTGTACTTACGGCAGGGTCATAGATCAAAGGATCAAAACCAGATTGGAAGAAATAGGTTATTCCATTTAAAGAAGCACATTGCCAATTGCTTGCTGTGATAGTTGGGGCTGTACCCCCTCCCCCATAGGTGAGTTCTACAACAGCGTTTGAGCCATCCAACTTAAATAACTTGTTGTTTCCAGCAAACAATACAGTTAGCGTTCCATCAAGTTGCACTAACTCATGGATGACTTTAATATCGTTTGCACCTAAGTTGCCAGAGGATGAATTAACCCTTGAGAAGCCTTTTCGTGCGCCAATACGTCCATATTGGTCAATCACGCAGTTTGTGGCAATAGCCGCATATCCCGCCTCTAAAGTAAGAGGTGAGTCTTGCGTATTTAGCCCAAAGAAACCTGGCGCTTGAACACTAAAGGTCTGCAATCTTTGCGTCATATAGAGACAAACTCCTGATTCTCAGGGTAACGTGTGCCTTCCAATGCTATGTGGTCAGACAACATTGCTCTATATAAGTTATATGCCTCTGAAGAAGACAGTCCACCATCTTCACCACGCTCAACCAAAGCACGAGCATAGGCATTTTGAGACACCAAAGTATCAGGAACTTTCACCACAGTTGAATCAGCAGTCAAAGTGGCTTGTGGGATAGTTAAAGCAAATGGGATGCTATACACGCCATCAGGACGGGGATAGAGAGTTACTTTAGTATCGCCATTACTATCTACGCCATCAAAAGCGTAATTCGATGGAATACCATTTATAGGGGTAGAGAAGTTCTGATACCGATTCATACTAACAAAGTCGATATTCTTCATACCAACATTGCTTGTTGCATTTATCACATCTTGAACTTGGAACTTCTGACCAGAACCAGTTAAAGAGTAGGAATATGTGCCAGAAGTAGTAGACAGGGTAATTGTCTGACCTAATACATTCCAAGCAAAAGCATCCTCAATCTGACGCTTTGCATCATTGACAAATTTGCCAATCAAAGTGGAATAGGTGGTTTCGTTGAAAGTGGTGACTACAGGCTCTCTGAGGCGCACTAACACATCGTTTACAAGTTCTAGGTAGGTCATGCTCTAGTCAACCCTTCTTCTTCAAATGTGGCTATAAAACTGAATGAACTTGCAGACTGAGTAGTTATTTTTAACTTATCACCTTCTTCAAACACAATGTAGGCATTGCCATCAAACTGCAAATAGGTTTTTGATGAGAAATCGTATTGGGTCAATATATCAAGAGTGGTATTAGCACTTGCGTCAAACCATTGAACAGTTATATGCTTGGTAGACCCGCCTGTATTGTGTATATACATTACAGTAAATTTAGAGTAATAGCCTCTAGGACAGGTATACACTGTTGTGTCTACTGCCGCTGTGGGACTAACTCCAACTGATAATGCTCTCATTTCGCTTTTGCCTTATTTCGTTCAGAAATAGACTTAGCCTTTGCCTTTGCGTCAGCCTTTGAGGATGCACCCCATGCTTTAAGCGAAAGAAGCAGTCTTGTCGGTTTACCATCCTTGTACTCAGGGCCATCGTTGCCAGCCATACGAGCCAAGAAACTTGCTCTGCGAGGGTTATCCCCCGACTTTACTGGTGCT